GTGATCAGATAGACGAATCCTATATGTTTGTCTATCTGATCTTCAGTAAACTCTTTATTTTGATAAATCCACATTACCATTACCAGTGCTTGTAATGGTATATTTATAATCTAGTCCTGCGTTGCCCGTGCTAGTAATCTTATAGGTAAGAGGAGCACTAGCATTTTCGCATGTTACTACGAATGGCGGTTTCCAATATTCTTGATATGTGTCTTTTTTAACATCATATTCTTTGATCTTATAATAATCAGGTCTTAAATCAGGCCACGGAGCTGTTGTTTTATTCTGTTGATTCTGTGTATCAGAAACGCCAGTTTTAATTTCTTCGTATGTTCCGTCGTCATAGTAGATTGTTACCTTATTGATCTTCTTCGTCATCTTCATATTCCTCTTCTTCAAAAATATCACTTCCACAGAAAGGACAATACGCTACATCAGATGTTCTAAACTCATCATCAGCTTTAAATGTAATCTTACCGTGGGCTCCACAACTATCGCAATCGAAATGCTTTAATGCCATTTATTATTCCTTTTATTTTTCATACATCACTGTATTAGTATCGCCTAAAGCCCATTTAGAATCTGTTTCAACAGACCAACGTTTTGTTGCTACTCTAAAATCTGGCATTTTTAATGTTTTAGGATTACTACTAGGCTCTAAAACAATCATTCTATTATTAGGCTGAGCTGCAAACTGACCATTATCGCATTTAATAAAGTTGTAAGATTTATGATCTTCTACATCTTCACTAAAACCCGTGTCTAACGTATTAAAGTCTGGATGAGCACTATCAATTGTGAACATATATTCGCCATACATCCATGCACCATCTTTAAGTTTAAACTTACAACGCATAGATTGCAACTGTGCTTTCTTTATAACAGTAATGTCATAAGATAAACAATCCCACAATTGAAGATAATCTAATGGTAGAGGCTCATCTTCAATTGGTTTCCAACAATAAGCATGCAATGGCAATTTATCATATAAAGCACCATATTCGTTTAGATACGATTCAATGCGAAATGCTTGTCCTCTTAAAGACTTTACAGTTATCCACCAACATGGTTCTAATTCACCATGACCTTTTTCAAAGTCGTAAAGAAATTCCCTACGAACAAAGCATTTAACCGGAGGAAGATTTGCTAATATGTGCGACATTATTTACCAGATGCTAAGACGATTTGACAAATATGTTCTAGTCGCTCAATATGTTCAAATGCTCTCCAAGGACTGGTATCAATAGATACTACGCCGTGTCCTTTAATACCTATAATATCGTAAGCGATATTGCCATAGTCATCTAATTCTAGATTTTCATGGCAGCGATCAGCGAGTTCTTGACTAATAGGTGGTACATCGGGTACGTTATTTGCAACCTTAGTGTATCTACCAAGTTCTGGAAAGTCTTTTACAAGTTGATTTAATTCTATACCAGCATGCATTGCAGCTACACAATATGTAGGGTGAAAGTGCATAACAACGCGCACATCATTACTATGCTGACCCATGCTTCTTTGCAATCCAAAATGTAATGGTATCTCTCCACTAGGTTTTAGATTGGCGCTAATATCAGTGTAGTAATCTTCTTGCCATAACAATCCATGAATACTGATCTTTTTGAACTGATCCGGCTGCATGGTCTGTTTACGAACACCAGATGGAGTAATGTAAAAGTGATCGCGATCATGATGACGAATAGAAACATTACCATCGCGGCTGGTTATCCAGTTACGACGGTATGCTTCTACCATTGTTTCACATATGGTTTCTAACATTAAGCAGCCTTACCCCAAACATCGTTCCACGATCCTCCTAGAGCACCTTTAGCATAATCAGTTACGCGGTTCTCAAAGAAGTTACCATGAATTGGTGCATTAATCATTTCCTCTACCCAAGGTAAAGGATTCTTTTTAACTTTGAAGATACCCTTCATTCCAAGACTGATCAAACGGCGATCAGCAATGTAACGAATATAGTGCTTAACATCTTCCTTCGTCAGATCTTGCATAGGACCCATAGCGAATGCTAAATCAATAAACTTATCTTCAAGTTCTACCATCTTCTCAGCAATAGTATATATCTTGCCTTTGAGTGAGTCATTCCAGATCTCGGGATTCTCTTTAATGTATTCCTTGAATAGTTTAATCATAGACTCAGTGTGTTGCGTTTCGTCTACGATAGACCATGTAACGATCTGACCCATGCCTTTCATCTTACCATGACGAGGGAAGTTCAATAACATGATGAATGAACTAAACAGTTGCATGCCTTCAGTAAATGCTGAGAATACTGCGATATGCGTTGCGGTAGACTCGATCGTTGTATTCTTAGAAGAGATATCCATGATGTAATCATGCTTGTCTCTCATTTCTTGATACGCAAGGAATTCATTGTATGTAGTATCAGGTAAGCCAAGAGTTTCAATCAAGTGAGAATATGCTGCAATGTGTAGAGCTTCACGTGCTGCAAATCCTAATAGCATCATTCTTACTTCAGGCTGAGGGAAGTAAGGTAGATAATTACGAACATAACCACCAGCTACGTCGATGTCACCTTGCGTAAAGAATCTAAAGATATGGGTAAGAAACTTCTTCTCTTCATTAGTAAGTTTCTTTTTCCAATCTTTTACGTCTTCAGCCATTGGCACTTCGGTGTGTAACCAATGACTCTGTTCATGCTTTAACCAAGCATCATACGCCCAAGGATAGTTAAATGGCTTGAACGTATTACGATCTGATAGAAGATTACTTTTTTCTTTAGCCATTGATAAACTCTCTTAATTGTTCTTGTGTTAACGATCCAGTAATTCTTTTAACTTCCGTTGACTGATCTGTACGACCTGACATCATTACGAGTGTAGGAACAGTTCTTATATTAAACTGCTTTGCCATCTCCATGTTGTCATCTATATCAATTTCGACAAACTCAGTGTCAAGATCGTCAGTATTCTTGACAACTTCCGAAAGAGATTTACATGGTGTGCACCATGATGCTTGAAATTTGAATACGATTTTCATTTACCAGTGCCTTATAGTGTTGGCTATAATAAAGAAACATGTGATAACATGTATTATAACCCAAAATGTTTTTAGTGCTAAAGCTACGTGAGCTTCTTTAAGAGTAAGGATAGGAACATCTGGTCTATCCTTATCGTCTTGTCCCATTAGATGGCCAGTAGCTCTGGCCCATATCTTCCAGTATTTCATCATCCCTCACATGCAATACAATCGTTACCTTGAGCAATTGCCGCTAAATCAAGCTCTTTGATGATTTCTCTTTCCACTTTCTTTGCAACTTTATCAGCCTTACCAATCTTTTCTGATCGGCAATAGTATAGTGTCTTGAGCTTTTTCTTCCATGCTAGGAAATGAACACTGTGAATATATTTGATATGTGAGTCTGGTCGGAAGAACACATTCAATGATTGTGCTTGATCTATATATTCTTGTCTGTCGGCTGCATGCTCAATAACCCAGCGCTGATCAATCTCCATAGAAGTCTTAAACACTTCTTTGGTATGTTCATCCATCCAATCAATGTGTTGCACCGATCCATCGTTTGCTATAATTGAACGCCAGATTTCGTCATAATCCAAAGATGCAGTGATATCGGTTTCACACTTCTCGCGAATGATTTTATCTAACCAGCGATTCTTATTTAGGTGAGAGCCCGATAGAGTGTCTTGGCGATAAGCGTTAGCCCGATAAGGTTCAATACTAGGAGAGGTATTGCCCATAAGAATGGAAGAACTAGCATTGGGAGCAATTGCCATAAGATGGCTAAAGCGATTACCAGTACCATAAGCGTCTGGCGCTTCACCTCTTTCCAATCCCAGCTGTTTGTTCGCTTCATCTAATTTTCCTCTCACGCTTTTGAATATTCTATTGTTCAGCGATTTTGCTACTACCGATTCCCATGCGATGTTATTCTTTTGCAGTAGTGCATGCCAGCCTAAGGCTCCAATGCCAATGCTACGCTCACGACTGGCAGAATACTTTGCACGCTTAATTGAGGAAGGAGCATTATCGATAAAATACTGAAGAACATTATCAAGCATTTCAGCAATATCACGTAAAAATAGAGGATGATCTTTCCATTCATCGTAATACTCTAAATTTAGAGATGACAAGCAGCATACTGCAGTACGCTCTTCGTTTGTTGGAAGAATAATCTCAGAACAAAGATTACTTTGATTAACCTTCAGTCCTTTGTCCTTGAGCCACTGAGGAAGCTTTCTATTAGACTCATCGATAAAGTGAATATATGGTTCACCTGTCATCATTCGCAATTCTAGTATCTGCTGCCATAAGTGTTTAGCCGATACGACTTCTCGAACTTCGCTACTTGCAGGATCAATTAACGGCCAATCATCACTAGCATCAGGGTCAATCATGCAGTGTTCAATAATTTCCATGAATCTATCTGGAATATTAATTCCATGATGTAGATTCAAAGTACGCATATTCTGATCGCCAGTTGGCTTTCTCATTTCAAGAAATGGAATAATATCAGGGTGAGAAATATCAAGGTATGCAGCGTAACTACCACGACGAGTCCTACCTTGTCGATAAGCGAGAGATGATGCATCATACATTTTAAGGTGGGGCATAACTCCAGTAGATTTATCGTCCGCTGAGCGAATGCCAAAGCCGATGCCAACACCGCCTCCCAACATTGAGAGCCAATTTGTTTCAGATAGATTATCAACTAGACCCTCGGCTGTATCTTCAATAAAGTTAAGAAAACATGATATAGGAAGACCACGCTTACTGCGACCAAAAGAAAGAATGGGAGTAGAATAAGAGAGCCAATGAAGACTGGAGTATTCGTATAGTCGCTGCGCATGTTCTGGAGTGCTTCCGAAAGTCGATGAAACATATGCAAACCTTTCTTGAGGTGAAACCTCTTCATCCTTCATGTAAGATTCTTTTAATCTAATTCTACCCAACTCATCAAATAGATTATCGCGTGTATAATCCACCTTGATGCCGTGTACGACGTCATTCATATTTCTTTCCTTTATTGTGTTATATAATTATTGGCTAGAGGAAATACTTCCGCAATAACCTTAGCACATTCTAGTGCAACAAGTCTGTGTTCTTTCTGTGTGCCATTATCTGAGCGTAGTTGGATAAAGTGTATCCACGATCTCAGTGTTCCATTCATATATAAGCGACTTACTGTATTACCTTCTGGAAGAACTGCTCGAGCTTGTTCTTTGGCAATACCGTTATCAACCGCCCATTGATATGCATTCTTTGCTTCTTCAATAACACGCTTTTGCATGTTCTCCCATTGATATGCAACGAATCTATCTTTATCATTTTCAAAATCAAAATCAACGCTGTTCTGTCGATTCTTATTGTCTTGATACCGAGCCTCTCGAAGTACAAAACTTAGATCTTTAGTAGGATCTGCGTATCGTTGAGAGAATTCTTGAAATGAAAAACTACGATGACGTAACATTTGACGTGCTATGTCTCTCGTAGTTTCTATTTCAAGGCATGCTGACACCATTTCAAGTGGTGACCAGTGTTGATGCTTAACCAAATAATTGATTAGCTTTTCTGATGTTTCTGTGTTAAACTGATTGGAAGGATTAGACACTCTAGCACAAAAGGCAATGAGTTCTTGTACATCATAAAGACCTTCTGATATCAGTTCTTTAGAAGGTTTAGAAAAAGAAATTAGTTTAACTTGCACTGCATCTCCGTTTATTATAGTCACTTAGTTGATTATATATTAAACGCGAAATACAGTACAATTTTTATTTCAGTATTTTACTAAAAAGATCTATGTGGGAGATAAGATAACCGAGTGATATAGCACCACCAACAATCATATAACGATATCGTTCCAGAATGTCAACTCTTTCTTTCATGGCATTAATCGATTTAACCATCGATGCATGCTGCTCAGTGTCTGATTTAGCAAGATGATCAATCTTTTCATCAATCTTTTGCATAATCTCGCGATTGCCAGTAGTAATGCGCGAATGGATTTCTTTGACGTCACTTTTCAATTCAGCAACATCATCTTTGATTGCTTCGACTTGTGCTTCCAATTTTGCGATTCTTTCTGGCGTATCCATAGCCTTAGTTTCCTGTAATGAAGCTGCAGTGGTACTAGTCGTGTAGACGATTCCCACCGGTTGCATTATTTTTTCTCTGGAACTTTTGTTCCTTCTAATTTCTTATGGACTTTCATTTCCTTGCATTCTTGAGTAGGCTTTCCATCCTTACCCATGACTACTTTTCCATCTTTACCGATTTTATCGATACAGACTTTTTTAGTTTCAGCTGCTTGAATAGAAAGCGCAAGAGACATTAGAGCGAGTGCTAGTAATTTTTTCATTTTTATTCCTTTTATTTTCCTTTAGGAGCAAATCTTTCAGCGACCGTTACGCCTAGACCTGCCATTGCAAGATATACCATGCTTTCAAACATGAATTGTTCGACTTGAAATTTCCAAAATAAATTTGCTATAAATGCTATAGCACATAAAATGAATGCGAGGAAGGTGACCACTCTCTTACTGCTAAGAGTATCATCATCACCATCCTTCAACATTGAATGTACTATAGACCACATATTATAGCTCTGGTTGTGGTGCTGCTGGAGGTGCTAACTTACCGCCGTAACCAGCAATCGGCATGGCCGCGCTTTGAGGAGAGTTAGTTGGTGTAATTGAGACGTTAAAGGAAGGTTCTTGTCTTACTGCTGGTGGAGGAGCAGTCATTGCCTTTTTCGTTTCTGCAAAATTCTCATTAGCTTGCTTTTGAGCTTGTAACATTGCTTCTTTGTCTTCTTTAGAAGTACCAGCAAGCATAATGCCTGATAGTGTACCAGTTAAGAATGTAGCAATAGGCACAATCAATTCAAAGAACTTTTGATCAATTGGAGATATTGCATTAAGAGGCTGTGTTACAAATATAAGGGAATATAAAACAACGAATACGATTCCAGTGAGTGTGAGAGCAAGACATATGCCGATGAAGAACTTCAATCGAGCCATTAGTTGTTCTTCGCTATACATAAATGTATTATTTTCCACAGTTAACTCCTTTGTCTTGCTGAACAGTCGATTGAACAGTTGCTTTAGCGTTTTCATCTATAGGTCCTAATCTTGGATCACGCTGTCCTTTGAATATATGTTGAGGACAAGTGCGGGTTACATCACATGTTGGCAATTTACAAATTTCTTTATCCCAATTTTTAGGATCTTGACAAGGATAACGAAATCTATCACCAGCAAAAATTGCTAGGCAGATCGGCAATAATAATAAAACTAATAACCACTTGCCTAGTTTAAGATCGTTCATATCAGTGGCCTCCTAAAACATGGAGAGCATGTTCATAATGTTTAATACGATCATCTAGTCCAATAGTACCACCATTAATTCTTTTCGTTAGTGTTACCATATCACCAGTATCAGCCCACTGATTTAATTTATTCGTTTCCCAAAACCAGCATGCTGATTGAGCAGCACCTTCAAATGTTTGAAGATACTCTGATGCTTCTTCAACTGGAATTCCAAGTGAAGCTGCAAACCATGTATAGTTTTGCTTGCCAGTAAGTTGAATTAATCCACGACCACAATAGCGGAATCCATCACCAGATTCTTCTGGTCCATTCCCCATACGATTGCCATATACTTTATTAGCTATGGCTTGTTGTCTATCTGGACGATTTGCATATGCATTTGCTGTAGCATCATCGGGAAAATACTTTGGAAATATTTTACGAAGAGTTGCTGCTTTATAATTTAGATTTTCTTTTAGTGCGGTAAATCCGGCAGACTCGTGAGAACATTGCGCAATGAAAGCTGCAATGCGTTTTGGACTATTGATTTCGTAATCTGGTAGTAATTGTGAAAGCGCACGATGCCAATGCTCTACGTATGGATTTTTTGGCAATAGCTGCTTTAGTTGTTCTAATGTTAATTCCATGGCAATCCTTATTTGTTAAATACTGCATCATGTATCGCCTTTTGATCGTTGATCCATTTCACGAGTAAATCGTGTTTTGCTGCACAATCGTAGTAAAGCGAGTAGTTTTTAGTAACTACTTTCAAAAATTCAGTTAATTGTTCTTCGTTCTCATTTAGCTTATATAAGTCGGGGCATCTCTCTGAAATTGCTTCAGGAAGTTTTGGAAATTGGTGTTTGACTGGTGTAGCAACACAACCAGTCAATAAAAATAAACAAGCAATTAAAGTATATTTCATTTCGGCGCCTTCGCTGCTTCATTATGTGTTGCAATTACTTCTTTTGGCATCTTACAAGCTTCATTATACTTAGTGATTTCACGATCAATATATCGAATTTGTTCTTCACCTTTTTCACGTATAACTTCTCGTTTCGTAATATATTTAGTAACTACTTCAGTGCTAACTTTCTCAGACTTAACTTGAGATTCGGCGTATTGTTTTTCTAGTTCAGCTACTCGATCTTTCCATTTCTGTTCATTTGCAATAACACCTGACATATAAACGCCAAGTGCGATCATTACTACAGACGCTAACTGAATAGGAGTCTTATAGATAAAGATCGCAGGAATAGGAATAAAGCGAAGAAAATAAGTTACAGCTAAGCCTACTAGACCTAAAACTAGTATTCCATAAAAAATCCAGTCAGGAAGAAAATCAATAATCCACATTGCTTTTAAGCTTATTCGCGGTGTACAGTAGCACCTTTAATTTTCTTTGCTACATTGGTGGCATGCGACTGTGAACTGAATGTCTTCCACTTCTTACCATTGATATGCACAGAGTGTGGATGATCTGCTGGTTTCTGGTGATGTTCACGATCCCAGCCTTCGTCATTAGCTCCACCATCTGCGCGGTAAGCAGCAGACTGGCGTTTACCCATTCCGGAAACTGAACTACGTTGATCTCGCGTGTATGCATCACCACGACCGTATGCTTCTCCAAATTCTTTAAATGTTTTCATTGTCCCACCTGTACGTTCTTTTTTCTACGAGCCATATAATCAGGAACTCCCATAATTCCAGATATAGGTTTACCTTTTTTATTTAGTCTTACTGCAGCTTGGTCTGTTGAAGTTGCAGCACCGGCAGTATTCACTACACCGTTTTCGTATATTCTCATGAATTTTTCTATGAGAATCTCTTCTTCAACTAGAGTAATATTGTTGTTCTCTAGAAGATCGATTGTTTCTTGTAATTCGCTTTGAGTTATCTTTCTTCCATTAACATACGACTCTTTGATAAGCCAATACGCAGCAACTAGACTCTTAAGTCTATTATCACCACCAGGAAGTTTAGCAAGAATACGCTTCAAAGAAAATACTAACTTATCAAGTTGTGTATAGGAATCTTTTTCATCTTCCGTTTTAAGATCGCGCGTCTTCTTAAGAGGCTTACCATTCTTATCGATGATGCCATACTTGTGTGCTTCTGTCTTCTCGAAAGGAGTGACGAGCATATATAAAATCTTAAAAGCTATAAGATTATTGACAATTCTACCAGCCATTAAAGTTTCCTTAAAGCCATTACTACGTCATTGTCTAACGTTATGTTTGACAACCTAATTCCATAATCTTCTATTTCATCAGGCATCCTATTAAGATACACTAAGAAAGTAATTAATATTGGCCAATCCTCTTCATCTATCTTTGCAAATAGCATTTTAGTAAGAGCATCGCCAAACAAATTGTAAAGAACAATAATATGATTAAGAATCAGTCTTTCTCTTAGTTCTGCACTACTCTTATATCTTGAAAATAACTTCTTAAGGTATAAGAATCTTTTTAGATCTTCTTCAAATTCTTGTACACTATGACACTGTGGATTATCATAGTGATGCATAGCATACAAGAGAAAATTATCATCATTCAATTTCATAATAAGTAGGGACCGAAGTCCCTATAATTAGGTACCGAATGTCAATGTTGCTGCGTCAGAATTAACCTTAACTGCACCAGTTGTAGAAGATACTACTACACGATATTGTGAACCGCTATCAGCAAGAACTTGTCCTGTTAGAACAATCGTTGCGTTGGTTGCACCAGAAACGTTAGCCCAACGTGCTGTAGAAGAAGCGCGCTTCTGCCATTGATAAGTCGCTGAACCTGTAGAAGAAGTTGCAGTAACTCCAAAGGTTGCTCCGCCTGTAACGGTTGTTTGATTAGCTGGTTGTACACTAATAGTGATAGATACTTCGGTATCAGCAACGATAGCATCGTCAGCTGCATCACCTGATGTTGCATTAGCAACTGACATTGCAACTAGCAATTCAGCTTTATAACGCGATTCACCATTAGAACCCTTGTATTCATCAACTAACCACCAACCTGCGCCAAGGATACCCTTGCTTTTGTTAGTTGTTAGTGCAGCTTCTTCTGCAGAAACGAATACTGCTTTTGCTGCATCAGCAGAACTTAAGTACTTTGGCTTACTGCCGGTTGCGTCGGTATTTCCCCATAGTGGCATGGTTTTTCTCCTTTGTTTATTTTGTTAAGCGATCAACTGCTTTGTTGATGTTTGCTGAGCGTTTAAAAGATTTTGCTTTCCATTTATCGGCAAGTTCAGTTGCTGCAGATTTTGAAGAAGGCTTTCTTGATTTATCAGCCATATTTTCAAAATCTGCTCCTATTTTACGTGTAACAACTGCATCTCTGCTAGCTTTCTTAACGTAAGATCCTAAAGTTGCTTTGCTTATCTCGTCTAGTTGTTCAAATTGTTCCATGAAACAATCAAATCCTTCTTCCATTAGAGAGTCAAATGTTTCTTCATCTAATGCAATTAGGAACTCCACAGCCTCAGCAAACTTGTCTTTCTTTGGACGTCCTCTGCCGCGCTTTGGTTCATCTTTTGGCTTCTCTGCGGTATCATTATCTGAGAATCTACGTGTTGCAATTACGCCTGTAGAAGTTTTCTTGATATCGTGACGAGCACCAGCACCAGTTACACGATCTGTATCGAATTTCTTTTTATATTCTGGTGTTCCTGGCCATAAAGCTTCGTCAACAGTATCTTCTTTACGAAGAAGTTTGAAGTCGTGTTTATCGAGCTTACCATTCTTATTCTTGTCAAGCTTGTGCTGGTTACCCTTAAGTTCTTCTTTCATTTCGCCTTCCTTCTTCTTATCTCTCTCGGCTTTGCGCTGAGCAAGATATGCTAAAAATTTATCGTCAGTTTTAGCAGCAGCGGCATGAGGTTGAAACTTTATACGGTTGTCAACACGATTGCCTTTACCATCAATGGTAATTTTCTCATCAATATTTTCAACTTCCTCATTGCGCTGCTTAGCATAGTAAGCAGCAAGGGCCATTTCCTTACGCTTTTCTTTAGACTTACCGGCAAACTTAGGATTATCAGAATGAACAAAATCAGAGATCCAATCTCCTGCTTTAGCATCCTTACCTAGTACTTCTTGTAACTCAGAAACAATCTCGTCAAGTTGTTCTTCTGTAAGAGGAAGAGTGTGTTGTTCGATGAATGTTTTATAAGTTTTCTTTTCTTCCTTCATTTCTTCCTCTCCCTTATTGAAGATAATTTTGCGAGCTTTGTGCTTACGTCCTCGTTTATCTAATTTGTAGTCATCGCTATCTTGGTCTGTCTCTTCATTGAAGTGACTATGAGCCACTGTTGTTTTTGTTGAAGAAGTCTTTGGGCGTGTTAAGTGAACTTTGTCACCTTCACGATGTGCATGAACATTACTATTAGTCTCATCTTTAAAAGAAGTCTTTTCGCCATCTTTTAATTTCTTAATAGCGCTTTGATGTTCTGGATGTAGAGGATATGATGTACTTGAACCATGATGTACAGTTACCATCTTACCCCAGCTATACTTATCTTTCTTGACAGTTACTGCTTCATCTAGTTCAATCTCTTCATTGGCCTTACGAAGAGCTTTCTGTACTGCGGGATGATCAGATAGACCTGGCTTTAGTTTATCCATAGCCTTAGTAGCACCTGTCATATTTCCACCAACATAACGCTTGTCATTAGCGATACCAATGCCCTGTTTGATGTCCTTCTGTGACATACGTTTTTCTAGTATTTTTCTTATAGTAGACATTTAATTTCCCTTTAAGGATGAAGTTAACATCCATGCGTGTTTCTTATGAGTATCAATTCTTCCAGCGATAAAGTCTGCTAAACCTTGCTCATTAGCCGATGATGCAAGAGCGAATGTTTTGTTTAAGCAATCGATGACTTGATTGTTGTCAACTACTAAACTATTTAGCATTTGTTTTATGTTATCTCCAACAATTAACGAGTTTTCAGTTAATGTTGAACTTGTGTATAATTCTGTTAGGCTTGGTGGAGCATACTCTCCAAGCTTTCTAATATTCTCTGCAAGCGGATCTACAGCGTACCATAGTTCCTCGTATAAATCAGCAAAGAAATCATGATACTGGCTAAAGTGAATTCCTTCAACGTTCCAGTGAAATGCATGAGCTTTGAAATACATTACAAATGTATTTGCAAGACAGCTTTTTAGCGAGAGTCTTAATTCGTCCATTTTAATTCCAGTTATTTAGTGTACGTTTTATGCGTTAAACGATCATTCTCTACTTTGCGCACTCTTGGTACTAGCTTCATAGCAATTCTATTCAACACCGTTTTTCTCTTTTCAATTACACGCTCAATTCTTTCCTTTTCCGCAACAGATAATTTACTTAGAGGTTTTCTTGCTAATCTTTGTTTCATTAGATTAACGGCAAGTCTACGTGCTCTATTATTAATTACTTTATTGCTGGAGCGCATATTTAATGCAATCTTTTGTCTACGCTCGCGCTTAGCTTGCGTCTTCGCAAATCTCATTTTTGCTTTAATTCTTTCGCTACGTGAAAGAACTTCCATGATGACTTCTTCTTTCACGTCGATGATATGCTCGCCAGTTTCATCATCAATGATTGATAGTTCTTCGTCATCGTATGCTTCTAGATAATCATCATCAGTCATACTGCTTATCATATCATCAATGTCTTTATCTTGGAAACCAGATTCGCCTTCGCCAACATCAGCACCAATATCCATATCATCTTCTGTACCAAGTGAAGCTTCACCTAGCTTGTATTTAATTTTCATTCTGCGGTGAGTATCTGTATTTCCGCCAAGCGATGAACCTACTTTAGTATGATCTTCTTTATCAGAATGTTCTGCTTCTTGATCAGACTCATTATCCTTTACACTATTCTTCGTAGTAATTTCTTCTGATACTTTACTTGCAACTATTTTACGATCGTATTTGATTCCAGCATCAGTAGCCATTTGTAACATATTACTAATGATAGACCATGCTTCTGGTGTAAGGCGCTTATTCTTTACTGTGCGCAATCCCTGATTGACCATGTTTTCTGGTCCGCTCTTTTCATCTACATCTGTTACTCCCAGTGATGATGCCACTATTCGAGCGACTTTAATTTTATCTGCTGGAGAGAATTTCATTTCTTGTAATTCCTGTTTGAATTCTTTGTCAGACATCTGAATATCCTGTGGCCACTTGCTTATTAATTCGCCTTGTTCATTCTGAAGTAGCAAGTGATTTGAACCGCGTTTAACTATCTTATATACCACGCCTTCAGACTCTACTATCTCATCGATATGAAATATCTCACCGGCAAAATACTTTTCGCGAAGTTCATTAGTTTCAAATTTGACTTGTTCTTTTACTGCTTCTACGCCCATGCTTTCGCGAATATCATTCATAAGACGTTTGCCGTCTAACTCGGTCATGGTATGTGGTAGGCCTTTCTTAAAGAGATTATAGTCTCCCCTTTTAGCAGCCTCTCTCATCTTAGTACCCGACATGCCTGCTGCACTATCAGAATCTGGATCGCGTTCACCTGCAGATACAACTTCTATCGTATCAAAGGTAAAGTTTTTTCCGTTATACTTATTTAGTAGCTGAGTGTATTCTGCAATTCTATCTGACCCTGCAACCATGACAAGATTCTTATACTTCTTAGATAGCATTGCCGCTGCTTCCATGAATGTGCGGACTTGTTCACTTGCTGCAGTGAAATTAGTCTTGGGAAACATTCTCTTAAGGTAATATACCTTACGATCTACTGGAAGAGGATTTGATTTTTTATCGTGAGTGCGTGAAGCGAATATGACGTGATCTGCCTTCTGTGCGATGGCGATCTTTTTAACTGCATTGACTAGTAATTCATGCCCTGTAGTAGGAGGTTGGAATCTGCCAAATGCAAATACTACTTTTTTAGAGGGCAACTCCTTAACGAGTTGTCTATATTTTTTCATATGCTCCATCAATTATTGAACTGTACTACTTATTTATTCTTTTTATGTTCTTGGTCTTCGTAATCCGGTAACATTTTCGGAGTTACCGGTGATTCACCAGGTGTCATCTTTTTACGATGTAGGGTAAGCTTATCCGTACCTTCATAACCAATGTTGTTTTCTTCTTTTATACAAGAACCCGGTGCGCATGGCTTAGTTCCTGGCTTACGCTTGTAGTTTTTCCAACAATCGCAAGCTTCTTTAAAAAAATCTTTAAATGATAGCATCAGCAGTTCCATTTTCTAAGCGCTTTATTAATTCTAGAATCTGGATCACGTGCAGTCTTAGCAGAAGTTAGCTTGCTCTTCATACCACCCATGCGAGCACAGAAAGACTTACGACGATTAGCAGCTTTACTTCCGGGCTTTAACTTTGAAGGTTTAGTAGTTACCGCTGTTTGTAAATTACCACCTGTCTTACGATTATAAGCATCAACACCTTTTTGTGTTAAACCTCCTTCGGAAGACTTGTGACCTTTTTTATCAATAGCATACTCTAATAGTTCTTCATCAGTGATTGAGTCTAATTGTTCCCATAGAATATCAGAATCTACACCTTTAGCAGTTGCAAGTTCTTCAATAACAGTTTCAATCATATCGAACTGTTCTTCTAATTCTTCTCGCGATTGTAGATAATCTCTAACTGAACTTATATAATCTTGCGCTAAAGTGATTTTAGATTGAACCCACTCTGGCATATTCTCATCATCACTTAGCATATCAACTAGATCTTTTGAATTGCGAAGAATAGTTTGCAATTGAGTGCGAGCCATCTGACCTTCATAATCATACTCGCCTTTATCAATTGATGTTGCTGCTTCTTCTAGCATATTAAAAGCTTGTTCAAATGATTCACTTGCTGCTTTAAAGTCAGCAGCAGTTGGACGACCCTTTTCACCGGCTTTACGCATACGTTCGCCAGAACCAGCTTTAATTCTTTTACGCTTAGCGTGAATATTATCCCATAATCCACGCTTGCCTTCTTCTAGGTAATCTTTAAATGATATCATCTTTGCCATCCTTTTATTATGTCGGCTGAGAAATTAGCCTTACTGAATTCCATACGATCTACGATCTTTACTGCTCCACCGGTGAGGTGATCAATAGCGACAAATCCTTCTACACCGGTTGTCTTAAATCCATTTGCTGTTCTAAGGAAAGTACTAATGTGACCAGCCTGATTCATTTTATTTATGATCATTGCTTTAGCCTCAACCAACACATTAACTAAATCAAATATTGCTACAATCTGATTCTGATCATGATGAGCAAAGAAGTTTAGAATCTTTTTTCTCTTATCTTCTTGTGCTTTCTTTCCGGCTGCAGTTGATCGCTTTTCAATTTCTTTTTCGTACTTATCATGGATATAGTGGAAAAGTTCACGCACATGGGCTTTAGTATCAACAATTTGTTCTGACTTTTTAATCTTAGAATTGTTGAACGTTTTAACTGCAAGTAGTAAGTCTTCATCGTTGCTTATCCCATTTAATGTTGGTGCACTGATGGAGCCAAATAACTTACCAGCGCGTGACAGAACCTCTGTCACCTTCTTCGTCTCTTCGGCGGTGAAGGTAGCAGTGCCGGAATAATCATGGTAGTTTGCATCATCCATCCATATAGATGGAACTGCTGCAAATTTATCTACGATCGTTTTGCCAAAGCTAGCAGTCATAGTTTCAAATGAATTACCAGTATATGTAGTATGCCAAACAACGCCTATCTTTGCAGAGCGTACTTTCTTACCGAGCTCTGAATCGAATGGAACTGCATATACAATTGTATTAGGATGGAAGGTGATATACTTTTCACCATCGATAGTCTCAGTCTTCTTATCATTAGTAAACATCAAGTCACCTTGATATACACCTGATTTTATACCGAGCTTTGAGAATTCTTTTAGCGCTGTCTTAAACTTCTCGGCTAGATCGCCAGAAGTATCAGCATCAATTTCTTTGTTTGTTTTATAGATCTTAGGTTCTTTGTTGAATACGCCTTTCTTGGCGACAAAGAATTTTCCATCGCGTGGATCTATACCAGCAAAAATTGCAGGAGCTCCGTCCCACTTTACCGTTGCAGTAATTTTACTTTTGCTATGACCAGCAAGCATGTCGCGAAGAGATTGGAGGAATGCAATCGCTTTGCGCGTACCGGTTACACCTTCGTTGAAGACGAGATCTTCAACGTGTTCCATGTGTGTATTCTTTTCTTCTTTTATGAACTCTTTTAATTTTAGCATTTTGTCTTTATAGTATTATTATACCACAAATTTGATTTATTGTACATATAGAACTAAAGTATTACTTTTACCAAGGATCACCAGATAACTTTACCGATGATGCCATTTTTTCAGATTCAAACTTAAAACGAATTTTCATTATTTTTTTAGTTCCAGCAGAAACACCAATAGATTCATTACCAACTTTTTCTAATTTAATTTCATATTTAGATAAAGCATTAAGTTTTTCATTATCAGTTGGATCCATAACTACTGCTTTATATGGAGGTTTATTGCCCTGACCAGTAACCTTAACGTAAGGAGGAATTAAAATTTCAGCGTCCATCCAATCTGATAAAAGATATTTCATAAGATCTTTTTGATTAAACTTTTTAAGTCTAACCATCATTTCATCTCGCATTGCAGATAAAATTTGTACACCAATTGCTTCAGTGTGTTTTTTAATTCCAGGATTTTGCCTTATATAATTTTTACGTTCTTGTGCTGATTCTGGCAAACCAAAATTAACAATAGTTTGCTTTAATTGATTTGCATACTCATCTGCTAATTTTAAATTAAGATTTCTATCAACAGTTCCTAATCCTGGATTTTTAAAACCAATGTCGCCTTTGCCTTTAGTAGCTTTAGCAGATAGACCTAAAAACCCCTTAGACGGTCCAGTTGAAAATTGAACTAATATGTCGGTTGGGTTTTTCTTTTGATCAACCGGTTCACCAAAAGCAGATGACATAGAACCAGGACGTGCCGTCCACCATACACCTTTTATATTACCAGAATATCCATTAGCTTTAGCCCATTTTAAAAATTCAATTGCCATGGCTTCTGCTTTGCCAATAGCATCAGCAACTTCTTCAGGTAGCGCTTGGGCAACACGCTGGTTGTATTGAGTTTGTGCATCTTTATCATACCACTTATTGTTATTGAGAACATAACCGGTATAAATTTCATTAATGTCTGATAGTATCGTATTAGCTGTCATTTATTCCATCCATAAAAGTACTAGTTATATTTATAAAACTAAAATCGCCACGAAGGGCGATTTGTTAGAAGAAGCTTTCTAGACTGGGTATATCTACCTTATCTCGGACTTCATAAGTCTTTTGGCCATTAAACTGATAGACAAGATTAGCATTAAGTCTATCTCGCTTACCTTCAAGTGCAGCCTTTACTTCATTGGCCATGTCTGTAGCAGTTCCTACTGGTACGTTTTGGCATACGTGGTTTAGATTTCTTGAAGGATTTAACATTTCAAAGTCTTCAGGCAAGCCCATGATACTCATAGCTTCACGATAAGTCAGGTATCTATCTTCAGTAGGATGAGTCAATAGATTCGGATAGTGTCCGACAAAAGCTCCAATATGACCCTTTGGCACAGTGGTAAGTCTTCTCATGATATTACCCTCACCTTGTAGCTTGGCAAAGATTCTATCACATCTTGCAGCAGCAGTCGCAAGACCTTGTGACCTCATCCAATTACCTACTTCATCATACTTCTTACCTTTGCGTTCAAGCCAGTCCATAGCATTATCTGTTTTCTCGATCATGTTATAGAAGTCTTTATGCGTGATACCACCCTCGAGTTCTTCCAGCACGTATCTATACATAGGATCCCATTTGCTTGGAGTCTTCTCATTAGTAACTACTTGCTGAGAAGCATTCTTAGACACACCATAGAACACGCTCTCGATTGTATTAAGAGGTTTATCAAAGTAGTTAAACAGAGGAACAGTCTTACCTTTCCAGAAGAAATAGAAAGAT